AACCTCACGAGCGTTATGACAAGGCAGAGGGGTAGCTGTTGTTTAGAGTGAAGTACAAACTCAAAAACAACGTAGATTCTCAGTACAAATAGGATTGGTCGACCTATGAGAATACAGGTTCGAATCCTGTCCTGACTACTAAATCCTATTTAGCCATAATGGGTTGACAACTTAGAAGAAGAATAAGTGACTACTCGGAAAGACGGGTAATTGATTTCATAGCTCAATTGGATAGAGCAACACACTTCTAATGTGTAGGTTACAGGTTCGACTCCTGTTGAGATCACTATTTTTAACAATTAAAAACCAAACAATGAAAAAGTTAATTCTTATTTTAATGGTGTTGTTTACTACTGTTGTATCAGCACAAAAACAATTTACCATTTATGCAACCCAATCAGCAGATTGGAATGGCTCAATATGGGTATATGGTGAAGAAAAAGAAAACGATATGAAGTTAATAGTTCACGGTAGAACTGCATTGATCACCGATCAAGCTAAGAGTTCTTATTACTGCTATAAAGAAAAAGATGAAAATTCTTTTTATGCTTGGGATGAAAAGAACAGAAAGTGTATTGTTTATTTTACTTCTTTACAAGGTCAAAGTCTTATAGGAATAATGTATGATGATTTCTTGATAAGATATTTTTACGAATAAAATTATAGGGGATGACAGGTATAGATTGGCAGATTATTAGCAAATGTTTAGCACAGAGGATTTCTATTTTACTCTGTATAATGAATTAATAGGAAACAAACAAACGTAGAAGTATCAAACTTCACATTTGAAGATGCAATGAACTTTGTGTCTTCAGAAGAGCTTGCAACTGCTTAGTAACAGAAAGTTGCAAAGAAATGGTTCCTATTCCAGCTAATAGGATGGTGGATTAGTTAATTGGTTTTTCCGATTAGCCCCTTCTTTATTGGAATTCTAAGGTAGTAAGATTAAACCTTGAATTATCCTAAGCTATAAACAAAACATTTGATTAATACTGAGCAAGACGGGAGTTCAATTCTCCCCATCTCCACTAAATTTTTTAAAAATGAAACATTTCAAATTTGTTCATTACCTTTTGGTAAATAAAAAAATACATATTTTAGCTAAAAATAAGAAAAAAGCTTATGAAATACTGTATGATCGTTATTTTAATCCTTCGGATTATTACCTAAATTAAACTTATGTATTACAAATATGACAAACAAAGGTTACAATTCAAAAAAATATCCCTAAGACAATATGTTTTAGGGTTTTTAGTTATTGGGTTCTTATTTAGTTCTTTAGGATTTACAGGAGCAATTAAGCTTAACAATTTTGTAGAAAAGATACCTGTAATCATAAGACTAAATAATAGTTTTACTCCTGAAGAAGTAAGAGAAGAGATTGTTAAGCTAAATTTGGATCATCCAGATGTAGTTTATGCTCAATGTCTTATAGAAAGTGGTAACTTCACATCTAATATCTTCAAGAACAATAACAATTGTCTTGGTATGAAATTAGCAAAATCAAGACCTACAACTGCTGTAGGTGAAGATTTTGGTCATGCTAAATATAAATCTTGGCAAGATTGTATTAGGGATTATGCATTGTGGCAAGCTAGCTATGCTAGAAACCTAAGCAAACAAGAATATTTACAATTTCTAGGACAGATTTATGCAGAAGATGGAAGTTATATTGTTAAACTAAAACAAAAGATAAACTAAGATGATACAAACATCAGTAGAATGGTTATTTGAGCAGTTATGGGAAACGCCTAAAGATAAACTTACTTGGAATACTATACTAAGCAAAGCCAAAGAAATGGAGAAAGAGCAGATAATGGAAGCACATAATCAAGGTTATGCTGATGGTTATAGAGATAATGGAAATTCACCAATAGATTACTACAACGAAACATTTAAATCAGAATAAGATGGAAAAAGAATTTGTACCTTATGAAATTGCGTTAGAACTTAAAAAACTAGGATTTGATGAACCTTGTTTAGGAGTTTATAACCACCAAGGTCAGCTTATCTTAATGACTCAAGAAGATGAAAATAGTATAGAAGTATACAAAAACTCTTATGTAAAATTAGGTAAACAATATGCAGTACCACTTTGGCAACAAGCATTTGATTGGTTTAGAATTGAGCATAACTTATATTATTCAATATTAGAAGCTAAAAATGGATATGTCATAGATGCAGTTTGGTCTGAATTATATAATACTTACGAAGAAGCCAGATTAGACTGTTTACAAAAGTTAATAGAAGTCGTTAAAAACCGATAGAAATGAAAGATCAATTTATTCCTTACGAACAAGCATTATCACTTAAAGAATTAGGATTTGATGAACCTTGTTTTGGGTATTACAATGGACAAGGCAACTATATTGGGGAAGAAGGTAAAATGAACTCTAATTGCAACAAATTAGGAATGCATGGGACTTATTGTACTGCACCACTATACCAACAAGCATTTAGATGGTTTAGAGAGAAGTATAACCTTAAAGGATTTATTTCACCAGTTGAGTATTTAGATGGAACTGATGACACATACCATTGGTGTATCTACAATAAATGTAACAGTGGTAATGACCAACTTACATACGAAGAAGCAGAACTTGAATGTCTTAAAAAGTTAATTGAGATTGTAAAACAAAAATAATTATGAAAATAGTTATAAGCGAAACTCCTGAAAAATGGGTAATACTAAAAATTTTAGACAGTGATTATAAAGTTTTTGGAACTTGGTCAGGCGGTTATCTAGATAGCGATAGATGGAAATTAAACTCTGGCATTGATAAAGTAGAACAAGACGAAGACTTTTATCATTTTATTGGATTTAGCGGAAGTTGTTATAAATGTTACAAAAAAGCATACGGAATAGCAACTTCTTATGGATTAGGCGTTCTAAATAAACTAATAGAACAAAGCCAAGGAAAAATTGAATTAATGGATGATGTTGATGATTGGGAAAAGGTAATATAATACAAAAACAAGATTTTTTTTCACTTAAAAATTAATTACAATGGTACAAACAATTGAAATTGAAATTGAAGGGGCTGTCCTTGAAGTTAGAGGCATTTATAACAAGGCAGAACCTGATGTAGGATTTAAAGCATCTTTTGAAATTGGAGCAATTTATTGCAAATACCAAGATGATATTAGCAATCTTATAGATTGGGCTTCCTCTGGTAATGGATTTAAAGAGATAGAAGAAAAAATTCTTGAAAAATTAATAGCTTATGAGCCTGATTACGAAGATTAAAGAAAAAGATACATGTTATCTTTGTCATGGAGTAGGTGAAGTAATGCTTTCTTGTTGTACAGGCGATCCTGTAGATGAAGATTATGCATTATGTCCTGTATGTAAAGAGCATTTATGTTTAGATAAATGCCCTGAATGTAATGAAAATACTTAAAAAAATATTGTAAACAATTAAAACCAACCACTATGCGTAAAGCAGAAAAAGTAGCTACCAGCAATGGATATGGCTACGCAATCAAGTTCCAAAAGGAACAAAAATGGCAGGTGTTTAAGAATCCTAAACCTGTTACCTATAGGATTCCGCCTAACTATATACCTCATCACATGAAGGTACTAAAAACCGCCTGTAAGCTTTTCTTAGGATCTAAGCTTTCAGGGTATGTCCAAGATCCTCAAAAATTACATAACTCAGTATTTAATCAAATTAAAAATTAATCAAAATGTACAATTTTTTAAAAGTAACAAGTATCAGCGAACTAAAAGAAAACTCAAAAGGTCTAAAATACGTATCAGTAGGATTTCGTCCATTGACTATGCTTCCTAACGGTATGGAAGTATTTAGTAATCAAAAAGAAAAAACAAGAACTCTTTTTGGAGCTAATGGAGATATTAAAGCAGACCCTTTATTTGAAGAAGTAGTATCAGGAAAAGTTAAATCAGGTGCTTTAGTTGAAGGTTCTATCCAGAGCTTTCAAACAACTGCGTATCAACCTGAAGGTTTCCAACAGCCTATAAGTTCGTATACTTGTGTAGTATTTAAAGGTGAGATTGGTGTAACTTATGCTAATCGTCAATTAAAAAATAATTATGCAAGCGTAATTGATCCTAATTCAGGTGAAATTACTGCACCGCAAAATCTTGACAGACCTTTAACCATCCAGGTTGAAAGTCCTACAAGTCTACAAGATTTAACATAGTCTTGTGGTAACACCAGTAGCTCTAATTGGTAGAGCCTTGATTTTGATCGAGAGGTTATGGGTTCGAGTCCCATCTGGTGTGCTAAACCAAAACAATTATGAATGTATTAAAAAGAAAATTAGTAGGAACATACCTTTTTAAGAGTTGGATGTGTATTAAAAAAATTTTTAAACGAAACAAACAAGCAATGATTGTTAACACGAGCCTTGAATTTATTTCAGACTGCTCTTAAAAAAACAGTAATATGAAATACGAAGGCAAACTTTATTGGGATGGCTCTAAACCACTTATCCAAACTAGAGATCAATTTATTAAATGGTTATCTCAATTTCCTGAAGATCAATGGTTTAGTTTTAATGTGGCGCCTTTAGGAATAAAAGCCTCTGATCAACAGAAGCTTTACTTTAAATGGCGTGATATTCTTGCTGAAGAATTTGGTTGGGACAACATTAAAATGCATGATTACCTAAAAAATACATATAATGATGGCAAATCTACCAAAGGTTTAGATACTGCTGGTTGGTCAGAATTTATGTCTAAAGTACTAGCATTAGCAGGAAGTTATAACATCACATTACCATTAGGATATGACGAATCTTAGAGAACAACGACAAAAAGAATTTTCAGATGCCTGGTTAAAAACTAAGTTTGGCATATTGTATTTATGTCCTAGGTTTGGTAAGATTAAAACAAGTATTAATTGTCTAAGACATTTTAAAAATCCAAAGGTATTGATTATCTATCCTATAGAAACAATCAAAACTTCTTGGATTGAGGATTTTAACAAATGGGAATATCAAGAGGCGGAAGTTACTTATGTGACAACCGCCTCTTTATGGAAATTTGCAGAAACTCCTGAAAAATTTGATGTTATTATAGCAGATGAAATACATGCTTTTTCTTATGCCAATTTACAGGAACTTAAAAAACTGATAGACTTTGGAAACAAGGTTGTGTTAGCTCTAAGTGGTACAATATCTATAGCTACTGAGCAGGAAGTTTACAATGAAACAGGATTAAGCGTACTTGCAGAATATCCTATAGAACAAGCAATCAAAGAAAAAGTAATCACAGATTATGAGATTACTGTAATTATGACTGAGCTTGATGCTAAAATACAACATTGTAAAATGTACAAGGCAAGTAAATCTTTATTGACTGAGAAGCAGGCTTATTTTGCTATTACTAAAAAGATAGAAGATATATCTAGTAATTTAGGCGATCCTGGTTTACTACGAATACAGCGTATGCACATTCTTAAAAGATCTGTAGCCAAATTAGAAATGACTAAAAGGCTAATAGATAGATTTAAAGAAGAACGTATTCTTGTATTTTGTGGTTTAACAGATATTGCTAATAGTTTAGGAATTCCTGTTTATCACAGTAAAAATAAGGACAAAAAGCTTAAACAAGATTTTTGTGCAGGCATAGGTAATCACCTAGCAACTGTAGATATGTTTGAGGCCGGAGTAACTGTAAAACCTATTAACAGAGCTATAATCAATAGCTTTGATAGTAATCCAGAAAACTTGTCTCAACGAATTAGCAGACTAACAGGTTTTGAGTATGATAATCCTGATAAAAAGGCTAAGGTATACATTATCTGTACTGACACAGTAGAAAAAAGATGGCTTTCAAAAGCGTTAGAGTTTTTTGATCAAAGTAAGGTTAAATACGTAAAAATAATTTAGACCTCAAACAAGAATAAGCCAAAAAACTATTATTTTTGCAATACTAAATTTAGCTTATGGAAACTAACCAAACAGGTGTACAAGTAGTAGAGAATCTAGCTCCTACTGTAGAAAAAATTCAACTTACTCTTAACCTAGAAATTCTTAAAGAACTCAAAAAAGAAAAAATAAGCATTAATCAACTTTTTGTGTTGTTTAGTGCTTACTATGAAGCGAATGATTTACTAGATATTTATGACAATAAAACTAGTGATGATGAAGTTATTATTTTTGATTATGAGGATTTAGTCATTCATGGTTTTCTTGAAGACTGTGAAGAAGCTGTTTTATTTAAAATCAGCAATAAAGGTAAAGAATTTGTTGAAAAAATTCATGATTTGACAGGTAATGAAGAACCAAGTCAAGAACAAAATATTAAAAAGCTGTGCCAGGATTATTTAGAACTATGGCCTAAAGTAAAGTTACCTTCACAAAAATATGCAAGAGTATCTATTCTTGAGATTGAAAAAAAGATGAAAGCTTGGTTAAAAGTCAATAAGCCTATGTTCAAAAAAGAATATGAGATTAAGATTACAGACCAAGATATTCTTGATGTAACCAAAAATTACATAGACCGCTATGCTAAGAATGGTTATAAGTTTATGGTAACTTCATCCTATTTCATTCAAAAGAATGAAAAATCTGTATTATCTGATGAGCTTATAGCAACTAAACAAGGCTATCAAGATGTAATTAATCAACCAGCAAAAACAAACATAACTGTACAATAATGAAGTTTGAAGAAATTAAAAAAGCGGTTGACGCAGGATTAACTCTACAAACACCTTCATTATATACTGGGTTTAAAAAACTTGGCTTACACGTATCTATTAGAAAGCATTCATATCATTTGATAGGGTCAAATTCAGGTGCAGGAAAATCAGCTTTTGCTGATAATTTCTACATTTTGAATCCTATCAGGTGGTTAATGCAAGAAAGAGCCAAGGGAAACACAGATGTAAAATATAAGGTGTATTTATGGGCTATGGAAAGAAAGAAAGAGCACAGATATGCTAAATGGGTATGCCAAAGATTATTTCAAAAGTATGGTATCCTAATGGATGTAGAGCTGTTGCTTACTATGAATTCTCAAAGAAATCGTATGTCTCAGGAAGTTTATGATAAATTCATGGAGCTCTCACAAGAAATTGATGAGATGGGAGATATGATAGAAGTATTTGAAAGGGATAATCCTACAGGTATTTATAGCAGAGCAAAAAAAGTATTATTAGACAATCATGGAGATTTAATAAACTCTTTAGATGACCAAGGCAAACCTATTCCATTAAATGATGAAGGAACTATTTTCAAAAAAGAATATAAGCCACGGAATGAAAAAGAAATAGTTTGCATAGGAGGTGATCACTTTCAGGTTCTTAAAGGTGAAAGTAGAAAAGGCGTATCCTTAACTAAAAAAGAATTAGTTGATACTCAAGATGATTATAATATAACCTTGAGAGACAGGTTTGGTTGTATGTTATTTTGGGTATCTCAATTTAATCGTGAGTCACATGCAATGTCTAGACGTACAGGTGATATAGATTTAGCGCCTCAAGAAAGTGATTTTCGTGATAGCTCAAGACCTTATGACTCTTGTGATGTAGCTATAGGCATGATAAATCCTTACAAGTATCAGGATTATAAGCATTTAGGCTATGACATTCATGAATTTACAAGTTCTTTTAATGGCGCCAGCAGATTTAGAGCTTTATACGTTTTAAAAAATTCATTTGGTGCTGATAACATTGCCTTTGGTAATTTATTTTATGGTGAAAACGGCTTGTATAAAGAGTTGCCTAAACCAAGTGAAATTCAAGATCTTCAAACATTTTATAACATTGTTAAAACATCTAAAGGATTGTAAAAAACAATATCAAAATAATTAAATATGGGAGCATGTCAATTTGAAAACTCAGGCAGAGGTAAATCTGCAAAAGATGTATTTACAAAATTACAGAATGCAGCACAAAGAGAATATGGTGATGATATATATAATGGCACCATAAGTACAGTACCAGGATTTCGTGATCTTACTAGCGAATGGAAAACAAGTAAGAAAGACCTTGGTCGTTTTATTAGAGAAAGATTAGATGATGCACGTAAGTATGATTGCTTTGCTATATGTACACATCAACCTGTTGTTAATAATAATAAAATTAAAACACAAGTGGAGCACATTGTTACTCCTGGTACAAAGAAATGGGTGTTGAAATACGTTGTGTATGATTATAATAACGATAGACGTTTAGGTTCTTATGATACAAAAGGAGAAGCTGTTAAAGTTGCTAGAGCACATACAGAAAAGACAACCAATCGTACAACCATTTCAATGGAAAAGAAATTAGAAAAAGGTTCTAGTGAAGTGGCTAAAATTACATATAAGAAATCATCAGAAGAAAAAGATGGCGAATGGGTATTTTTTGGATATGCTGCTGAGTAGATTTAAGATTAAAATTTTATTTACAACTTTAAACGCAAAAATTGAATAATGGAAAATAAAGAAACACTTGTGAGAGACTATTCAAACAGAAGTTGTCAAACGTGTAATTTATTCAACACTAATAATAGTGCTGAAAAAGCTTGTGAACTTAAATTAGAGAATAAATGTGCATCTTATGCTAATGATGAAACTCTTGGTGATTTTTGGATAAGTTGCTTAGATGATGAATCTGATTCTGTTTTATATAAACAAGAAACACTTGAAGAATTTATTAAATCACAGCCTTATTATGGTTATTGCACAACCGATTATAAAGAAGGCATAGAAGTAGGTGCTAAATGGCAAGCCGAAAGAATGTATAGTGAGGATGATTTAAGAAATGCTTATAGGTGGGGAACTACAGTTAATCACGGAACTAAAGAACATTTTAAAGAATGGTTTGAACAATTTAAAAAGAAATAATATGAATAAATATGACACTCAACAACATATAATAGTATGGATAATGATACTAATACCTTTATTATGTTTGTTATTATGTTTGTTTTTATGTGATTAAGGTTTGAACAATTTAAAAAGAAATAATAACACTAATTAAATAATTATGAGTACATTAAAAGAATTTTTAACGACAACAAGAAAAAGAGGGCTATTTTGGTGGCTCTCTTTTTATAAGGAGTATATCCTAAGTTTGATCTATGAAAAGAAAGTGTCTAATAAAATAGATAATTCTTGGAAAGGTGTAAAACTTAGTAAAACTATTACACCTAAAGGTTGGACAAAAGAAGGAGCATTTGAATTTCTAGGTAAAGAGTACAATGGAATTATTATGAAAAGATATGCTGACAATAAAAAATAATTTTTTAAATAAATATTTATGAAGATAGTACACATTAGTGACTCACATAGTCCTAAGTATCATTCAAAATTAATAATTCCTGAGTGTGATGTTTTAATACATTCTGGAGATATAGGTGGACGTACAACTAATTTAGAACTTTTTGAGTTTTTATCTTGGTTTGATACGCAGCCTGCAAAGAAAAAGATTTGGATAGCCGGGAATCATGATTTATGTTTAGATAAAAAGTGGGCTAATGCACCTGCAGATTCTGTTATAAATGATGTGCGAATACAGGTTTATAAGGAGGCTAAAGCTATGCTAGACAAATATCCAGGAATAACTTATTTAGAAAATACAGATTATGTCTATGAAGGTATTAAGTTTTATGGCTCGCCTATAACTCCTAGTTTTCACAGACAGAATTGGGCTTTTAATGCAGACAGAGGTGAAGAAATTAAAAAGTATTGGGCTAGAATACCTAGTGATGTTAATGTATTAATAACTCATGGACCGCCTTATGGTATTATGGATACTATACCTTTAAAGTACAAACAGACGCCTGATGAAGATATTCACAGAGGATGCCAGGATTTATTAAATGTTATAAAAAAACGTTTAATAAATCTTGAACTTCATTGTTTTGGCCATTTGCATAATCATTATGGAGTTATAAAACATCCTGTGTCTAACAGTAGGGAAATTTTATTTTCTAACGGTTCTATATTAAATGAGGATTATACTCAAATAGTAATTAAACCTTTAATTATCAATCTATGACAACATTGTATAAAACAGATACTAAAAATAAAATTAGATATCTTAAAGCTTATACAGAAGACGCTGATTTAATTCAGGAGTCAGGCCTTTTAGATACAGAAAGTCCTATTACACATAGGAAAACTTGTAAGGGAAAAAACATAGGAAGGTCTAATGAAACAAGACCTGAAGACCAAGCTGAAAAAGAAATGGAATCTTTAATTGCTGAAAAGCTTAAAGAAGGCTATTTTTATACAATAGAGGAGGCTAAAACTATTGAAACTTTATTTCCTATGCTAGCTAAAGATTATGGCAAGGAGAAAAAGAAAATTGATTGGAATTATTGGGTATGGGCTCAGCCTAAACTAGATGGTATGAGGTGTTTAATTACTGTAAATAGCGGTAAAGTAACTTTAAAATCTAGAGATGGTAGAGACATTACTACTATGAAACATATTGCAGAAGCTTTTAGTTACGCTGTTGATGGTACCTATGATGGTGAATTGTATGCTCATGGGTATACATTTCAACAAAATATGGAGTTTATTAAAAAATGGCGTGAAGGAGAAAGTGGAAGTATTCAGGTAAAGTTTCATTGCTATGATGTTGTAGAAAACAATCCTTACAAAGATAGAGCTTTTACAAGGTATTCTTTAGAGGGTATAAACCACATAGTCATAGTAAAAACTACTAAGATTAAATCTGAAGACGAGCTTAAACAAGAACACCAGTTAAATCTGGCTGATGGATATGAAGGTACTATTGTTAGACATGGAGATGATCCTTACAAAATTAATGGAAGGAGTAGCAGTTTACTCAAATACAAAGATTTTCAGGATATAGCAGTTTCCATTATAGATATAGAACCTGCAGAACAAAGGCCTGTTTGGGGTGTTCCTGTATTACAACTTCCTGATGGTAAAACTTTCAGAGCTGGCTTAAAATATTCTCACGAAGCAAGAGAGGAGTTTCTTAAAAACAAAGAATCCTATATAGGAAAAACAGCTGAGGTGAGATTTTTTGAGTACACAGATGAAGGTATTCCAAGATTTCCTGTAATGGTAGGAGTCCGGGAAGACAAGTAAGATTTTATAGTAACTTTAACGTCTTGTGGTTGGGACAAAGTTTACAGTAATAATCTAAGTAAAAGCTAGTTATAAATTAAAAATTAAAAAGTTATGGAAAACTTACAGAAAAAAATGAAAGGAATAGTTTTAAACACTGTTTTAGAGTTATTAGAAAAAGACAACAAAATTACAGCCCTTCAATTAAAAGATATTCTTGCAGAAAAATATCCTAAATCAAATTGGGAAAGTATTTTTGTTTCCGAATGGCTGATAGAATTTGTTTTAAAAGGCGTTATTTCTTACAAAATTTGTCTAGATCCTTTGTGTCGTATATACTACAATCCTACAAAAGAATGTAGCTATAAACCAAATGTAGATAAGCCTAGCAAAACTACTAAATCTACTAAAACTAAAAAAGACAAGTGGTCTACTTCAGCAAGAATAAGCAAAACTAAGGCTTTGGGTATGATGATGAATAACAAAGGTCGTTTCTTTAGTGTTCAGTTTGTTAAAAAAGCTGATAAAACCTTAAGAACTATGAACTGTCAGTATTTGCCAGGTCAAGTAGTGAATTTAGGGGTAGTTAAGGTAAAGGAAGCATGTCTTGTAAGATCAAAAGACCCTAATCCTATTAGAAGTTTTGATTTACATACTTTGAAAAAGGTTAGTATTGGTGGTCAGGTTTATAATGTAAAATAGACCTTATTTTAATTGTTAATTAGTAGGTAAAATACTTGGAAATTTCAGGTATTTTACCTATATTTGTATTTCAAATTTACCTATGGCAGAAGCACAAAAAGCAACAGGGGATTTCTACAAAATTTTGTTAGTAAGTCCATCAGGAAAAGGTAAGACATTTTCGTTTAGAAACGTAGACCCAGATACGTTTGGGTTTGTTAATATCGAGAATAAACCTTTACCCTTCAAAAACAATTTTAAGTATCATGCAAGGCCTACTTCCAGAGTAGAAGCTTTTAACACTCTTGTAGAGTATGCAAAAAATCCTGAAATTACAGCTATAGGCGTAGATTCATTCTCTGCGTATACAGATTTAGTAATGGCAGAGGCAAGACAAACCCAAAAAGGTTACGACATTTTTAACTTCTACAATGACAACATTGCTAAGTTTTTTGACTTAGTTAAGAAGATTAAAAAAGAAGTTGTTTTGACTGCTCATTATGAAATTTTAGGTATTGAAGGCGCTCCTGAAAAAAGAGTTAAAGTTAAGGGTAAAGAATGGGAGGGCGTTGTAGAAAAAGAATTTACTATAGTATTGTTTGGCGATAGTAAGTTTAAAGAAAATGGTAAACCAGATTATTTCTTCAAACTTGTAGAAGAAAATACTTCAGCTAAATGTCCTCCTGCAATCTTTGGAGAAGATGTTTACCAAATTCCTAATGATGTACAAACAATTTTAGAACACATTCACAAATTTAAAAATTAAAAACAATGTCACAAACAGAAGTACAACTCTCTTGGAGAGACCTAAACATTGCCTACAATGTAGACAAACAATCAGTAGCAGTATTGGCAACTCATTATGGTATTGATTATTCAGATATGAAGGCAGCTTTGCGTTCATACGGATTTACCATCAGAAAAAATGAAGAAAAGCCTACAACTCCAGTAAAAGCTTATACAGTTACACTTGTAGATACTGACAAAATTGTTCAGGAAACTAAAGTAGCAAAAGAACCAATCGAATCACCAGTATTTAATTAATCTAAAAATAAAATGTTATGTCAGAATTTAATTTAGGAGAACTTGATGCACCAGAAAACAAGGAAAAAGTTTACATTAAACCAGGTTTTAGAAAACTTACAGTAAAAAATTTCGAGTACACAAAAGAAGATGAGGGTAAAACGCCTTTAATTGTAATGAATTGTACAGGTACAGACGTTGATGGTAACGAGTTAGAGTTTTCTGAGAATCTTTACATTAGCGGTAAGCTTAACAAAAACAATGTAATGAGCTCTGTAGTAAGACTTCAGGAGTTGTTTAAAGGCTTAACTGGTGATAAAATGACCATTAAACCTACTGCGTATACCTATACAAAGAAAGAGATGAATGGTACTTCTACAGAATTTACTATTCCTAATCCCAGCGAACTTTGTGACTATCTGAACAAAAAATGTTCTGGTAAGACAGCAATGTTTAAAGTAGGCGGTGAAGAGACTGAGGATGGTAGAGTTTATACAAAACTTACCTATTCAGGATTTTTATACTACACAGACCGACAAGGTAACCTTTGTAGATACAAAGAAGAGCGTGATTTTACTGATTCAGAGTTTAAATACGCTGTTCAGAAAAGAAAAACAGAAGGAGCTCCAGCAGGAGCAGGTGCCATAGCAGACACCAAAACCTTGGACGATTTATAAGATACCCTTTTAACCAAAGCCACCTTAGGAGCAATCCTGGGTGGCTTTTTATTTTGTATACTATGACAAACTTTGATCTTAGTGAGTATGAGGCTCCTATGCAAATAACAGCAGAGATTGTCCTCAATCAGGTAGATGACTTGTTAATTTATAGACAGTATCTTGGAATTTTTACCTTAGGAGGAAAAGTTAAAAATCCTTTTAGGAAGGACAATCATCCTAGCTTTAGTATATTTTTTGGTAGTAAGCTTTTAAAGCTTTTATGGAAGGATTTTGCTACAGGCGATTCAGGTGATTGTTTTAGTCTTGTAGGCAAAATTTATGGATTAACTTACCCTCAAGCAGTTGAGAAAGTTGCTATGGATTTTGGCCTAATTAAAGGACAGCCTACTGTAACCAAGAAACAAATACAAGAAGCCAGAGCATTTAAAGAAGAGTTTCAGAAAAAAGAATATCTTATTCAGGTAGCTCGCAGACCTATGGATCAAGAAGAGCTTGATTATTGGGCTCAGTATAACATTGATAAAGAAGATCTTAAGTCCAATAACATTTTTGCTATAGATAAACTATGGATTAACAAAAGGTTGATGCATTTAAGTCCTACATTACATTTTGCTTATTATTTTCCTACTACAGACAAATGGAAAATTTATAGTCCATTTGACAAAGATTATAAGTGGTTTGGCAATGTTAGCACTTATGAGATGGAAGCTTTAGAAAAGACTATGTATGTAGATAAACCTGTGATTATTACAAAATCCAGAAAAGACAGGATAGTACTATCTAAACTATATCATAATGTTGTATCTAGTCAAAATGAGTCAGAGGCAGCTATACCTAAAGAAAATGATGAAGCTTTTTCTCATTTTCCTTCTAAGTATTGTTGGTTTGATTCTGATGAGCCAGGTAAAAATGCTAACAGAAAATTAAATCACAGAGGTTATAAATGGATAAACATTCCTAATCATTTATACGAAAATCTAGGTCTTAAGGATCCAAGTGATGTTGTTAAACATTTTGGATGGGAAGAAGGTAGTAAAATTTTAATTAAAGAGATGAAAAAGAAAGGCATTTTATGAGAACATTTTTCTTTCACTACAATAAGCCAGCAAGTTTAAAAACCGGCAAGCAGCAAATTACAGTTCATTACAAAGGATGTTGTCATATTGTAGATAACATCGAGTGTGAAGTTCCTACTAAAGGGAGATTAAGAAAAACACAGCCTAGATTTGTAATAGCTGGCAAATGTAGCAATTTTATAATTCAAAACAACATAGGTATAATAACATGATTAGTGAAAAACTTAAAATTCAGTTAGATAGTTGGGAATCTTTGTACCCTTTCTTTGAATCAGATGCTTGGGCAAAGATAAAAGAACAAATTAAACCTGACTTTAGCAAGACTACACCTGAAATAGATGTGTGGTTTAAAGCTTTTAAAGAATGTAATCAGGATAGTCTTAAAGTAGTATGGCTAGGATTAAGTCCTTATTATACTACTGATAGCTATACAAAAAAGAATGTAGCAGATGGTTTGGCTTTTAGCACAGATACAAAACACTCAGTACCGCCTAGTTTATTTCAACTTTACAAAGGTTATGAATCAGATGAACACGGAGGTATGAATTTGTATTTACTGAGAAATAATGACCTCACTTTTTTAGCTAATCAAGGCGTATTATTGTTAAACTCTGCCTTGACTACTACTTATGGTAATCCAGATAGTCACCTACAAATATGGCAACCTTTTATTTTAAATGTTATTGACGTTTTAAATAAACAGGAAGGCATTATATTCTGTGGCTTTGGTAAAGTAGCTAATGAGTTACTAACTAGAGTAGATAAAACAAAACATATAGTATTTGAAAGAGAACACCCAGCAGCAGCTGCTTATAGAGGAGGTTCTTGGAAACATGATAAGCTTTTTACAAAAGTAAATGAACAATTAGAGAAATCAGGAAAAGAAGCAATTGCTTGGGATAAATTTTATGTAGATTTTGAACCAGCGCCATTTTAAAACTTAAAAATTAATAATTATGTCAAATTTATCAAGAAATTTTCAAAGAGGAGACCTTGTTGTATATTCAGGGTATTTAGGAAAATTATACCCAAGTATTTTTTGGGGTACTGGTCAAGGAACTTTACAGTTTATAGGACTTAATGAGTGGTCTTTTAATCATTTGGGTTCAAAAAAAAAGCCTAACGTTTATTACATTTATGGCTCAGATCCTTATGCAAGAGTAGTAAAAATACAGCCTACAGAGTTAGGAGTTGAAAATTTAGAATGGTATAACAAGATAAAAAATTATATAGATGGTGGCAGAGATAATTCATAAATCAAAGGTAGAGGTAGAACTTCCTTTGTTTTTTAAATCAGAAACAGGTATTTGGTATGGAATATTAAGTGAAGATCAAGGAGTATGTGTAAATGATAGCTACTTATGGTCAACAAAAATGCCTCAGATTTATTTACAGTTTTATAAAGAAGAAAACAAAGTAAGCGCTAAAAAATTTGCTGAAGTATTAGAAAAAGAAATAGAAACATTTAATACCTTAAAATTAACTCTTAAAAATAACTAATTATGAAAATTCAAACAATTAAAACAGACGTTAAGAAAAGCCAAGAATTTGAAACAGTAAACTATGGTGTAAGCACAGATAACTTACCATTGTTATTTCAAATGTTACGAACCAATTTGTATTCAGACATTTATGGTTCAATCATTAGAGAAATAGCCTCTAATGTAATGGATTCTCATATAGAAGCAGGGAAGCCTGATGCTGTAGGTGAGATTGAGTGGATTAATGAAAATAGATTGCTAGGCGTAGATGCTCAGCTTATTATCCGGGACTTTGGCGTAGGCCTTAGTCCTGAAAGAATGAAAACTGTTTATGGTAATTACTTGAGCTCTACTAAGAGAGATAGTAATGACCAGACTGGAGGCTTCGGATTGGGTAGTAAGGTACCTTTTGCCTATACAGACAGTTTCTTTGTAAAAACTGTATTTGAAGGCACTGAGTACAAGTATCTTTGCTATATTGATGAAACTCAGCTAGGCGCAATTTCTTTACTAGAAAAGAAAGAAACTACTCGCCAGAATGGAACTGAAATTATTGTACCTGCTAAAATGCAGTATGACAAAAGTACATTTCAACATTCAATTTTTGCTCAGCTTACTTATTTCAAGAACTTTAATTACATTAACATTAATGGACCTAAAGCTGAAGTAAAATTTGAGAATGAGCATTGCATTATAGCCAATCAAAGTACTCATTCAAACTTACATATTGTGCTTGGTACAGTTGCTTACCCTATAGATTTTGACGCACTTGGTTTAAATCGTTATGCCTTTTTAAATTGCTATGTAGGTTTAAAATTTAATGTAGGTGAATTACAACCTACCTTAAGCCGTGAGAGTTTGTTTTGGAATGATTCTGTAAAGAAAAAAGTTCTAACAAAACTAGAAAAAGCTAAAGTAAGTATTAGAAAAGAAATTGAAAAAGAAATTTCTAATGAAAAAGACTATGCAAAATGGTATGTTTGCGTAAGTAATAAAGTTTCTAAAACTTTTTCTAATCAATGGAGTTTTGCTAATGTTGGTGAAAAGGCTACGTTTACTACAGCTTCAGGTGAAACCCTTCAGATTAAAAGTCGTTTAGATCATTGGTTTGTAGGATTTGGTTTAAAACTAGTTACGCCTTATCGTAATTATTCTAGAAGAAGTAAAACTAAAATTTCTAAAAATCTAGAGTATTCAACATCTAACCCAAGTTATCATGATTTACAGGATCTTCCTATTTACTCTTATGCAGGCACATTGTCAGCAAGAAAAGCCTTGTTTTTGTTTAAAACTTATCCTAAAGGATTTATTGTTGTAAGAAATTATGGGATAGAGGATGTTGAAGACAAGAAATCTGCACTTCCTTATTATAACGAAGGTCTTACTTGGTTTGATACTTTGAAGGATTTTGATTTAATAGAAGTTCCTGATGATGAATTTACTGAAACAAGTGATGTAGATTACAAAGAAGCTTACAAGAAAATCCTTGCTGAGCGTAAATTACAAGGTAAGTTTACTGCAAGAATAGTAAATATAGCTAATAACTTTGGTCGTAATTATCTAGATAGTTTAACTTTTAATATGTATGAGGGTAAACTTGAGGAACAAAAAGACTTTACTATTATTTATGGTACTCAAGAGAATACCACTGAGTTGTATAAAGCAGCTGCTATGTTATGTTATCACAAACCTTTTTATGGACATACTACTTTTAAAAATTTAAAAATTTACAAAATTAGCCAGTCAAATATTAAGCAATTTAAGCTTATGACTAATGCTCATCATGTAACTGATTTTCTTGAAGGTAAAACAAGCCTAAATAAAAAAATGGCTGATATTTATTCTGCTATTAAAATTAACGAAAACATAGAGACTTACAGGTTGTTTAAGCAGTTTGGCGCTATTAACATTCATATTAAAAAGACTTACCAAGAACTTGTTGATTTTGTTTCAGAAAATGGAATTAGTCCTTATTGGGGCGCAGAAAAAGAAATTTTAGAGTTTTGCACTACGCATAAGCTTAGCAACCAGGTAATTAATGACAAAATGGCAGAAGTTAAAACTTATTTTGAAAATGCTGGTTTGCTTTCTTGCATAGACGAGGTAAGAAATTGCGAAAAAGAACTTGTAGAGTATCTTCAATTTAAAGGTTTGAAAACCAATCTTTCTGAAAAAGATTTGGTATAATAGTAAAAATTAATTAAATTTGTAACACAAAAAAAAGCTAAAAACATGGCGACTAACAACCTTGCATACATTGCAACAGAAACTACTATTACAGTAATTTTGAATGGTAAATACAAAACTATTCAAGTAAGATCAAAAACTCAGAGAAATGATGTTATTAAAGCATTAGAAAAGTATAAAAAATCAGAGCAAACTGAAAAAGATTTTGAAGAGCTAGATGTATTTTTAGCTCCTGTTAAAAGAATTATACTAGAATCTGATAACCGTTTAGAGATAGATATTGATGGTAACAAACTATTCTTGTCAGGAACTACAACACCTATTGAACCAGGTTTAGCTACTAAGATTATAGATTTTCTTGATAACGGCCTAAGCGTAGAGCCTTTAATTAAGTTCTGGATTTCTTGTCTTCGTAATCCTCATTTTATAGCAGTTCAAGAATTGTTTAACTTCTTAGAAACCAATAATTTACCTATTACAGATGATGGCGGTTTCCTTGGTTACAAAAAACTAAACTTTGTAGGCGGAGTAGATTTGCCTGAAAACTTTGGTGAACTTTTTGTAGATACATCAGGATCTGTACGTACAATTGGAGGCAAATTAGTTGATCAAGAAGTTGCTACATCTTATCTTAATTTTATCAGTGAGGCTAATAATCCTACTATGAAGGATGTATGGTCTGGTACTATTAAACAAAAAATAGGTGATGTGGTACGTATTGACAGGATTAAGTTTGACGAGGAAGCAAGACGTGAAGCTTGTGGGTATGGTTTGCATATAGGTTCTTTTGGTTATTCCTTTGGTGGTAATGTAAGAGTTCTTTGCAAAGTAATGCCTGAGGATGTTATTGCTTGCAATCCTGAGCATCAAAAGCTTAGAACTTGTAAATATCAGATTGTATCTTTTGTAGATTCTTCAACTGAGATAACTCAACTTCTTGTAAACCTTACTAAGGAAGAGCAAGAAATAGCTAATGGAGATTTTGAGGATGATGATTTCATTGAAAACCCTTTTGAAGAAGGAGATATTATCAGAGCAGTTAGTACTCTTGATGAAATTACTGAAAATAACCTTTATTATGTAACTAACATTGATGGTGAATCAGTTTGTGTAGTAGATGATCAGGGAGAAGAATCTTGGTATGATTATTCTCACTTTGAAAACAGATAATTTATTTTTTAACTATGGTCCCCAGGAAGGTATCTTGGGGACCTTTTTTATTTTTATAACTAATGGAAAAATTTCAACTGGACAAAAAATTTGTAGAAAAGTATTCTACTGAACCTGTTAATTTTGGGTTTAATGGCTTAGGAGAGCTTACCTACTACAGGACTTATTCACGCCTAAAAGAAGATGGAACAAACGAAAGATGGCATGAAACTGTAGAAAGAGTAGTCAATGGTATTTACTCTATTCAAAAAAAACATATTCTTAACCAAGAGTTGGGCTGGAATGATTTTAAAGCTCAAGAATCTGCGCAGGAAATGTTTACAAGAATATTTACTTTTAAATTTTTACCTCCAGGTAGAGGTCTTTGGGCAATAGGTACTCCTATTATTGAAAAGGGATTAGGAGCTGCAGCTAATAACTGCGGATTTGTATCTACTAAAGATATAGATAAAGATTTTGCTAAACCTTTCTGTTTTATGATGGATATGTCTATGCTTGGTGTAGGCGTAGGATTTGATGTAAAAGGTGCTGGAAAATTAAGAATTGTAAGTCCTTTGCCTAGTTCACCTAATGAAATGTTTACTTATCAAATTCCTGATACACGAGAAGGTTGGGTAGAAAGTTTAAAGCTTTTATTAGAATCTTATGCTTTTAAGCAAGGAGATATGGATGCTTTTACTGTTCATTTTGATTACTCTCTAATTAGAAAAGCAGGTGAACCTATTAAAACATTTGGAGGAATAAGCTCTGGACCAGATCCTCTTATTAAATTGCATATAGAATTAAGATCTATTCTTAACAAAGCAGAAGGTAGAACTTTAACTGCTACTGATATTGCAGATATAATGAATCTTATAGGTGTATGTGTGGTGTCAGGTAATGTTAGACGTTCAGCTCAGATTATGTTTGGAGAGGCAAATAATGAAGAGTACTTAGATTTAAAAAATTACGAAATAAATCCTAGTAGAGCTAGTTATGGATGGACTTCTAATAATAGTGTATTTTGTGACCTTAAAACTAATTATAATGAGGCTGCTAAAAGAACTGCAATTAATGGAGAGCCTGGTTATTTTTGGCTAGAGAATGCTCAAAAGTATGGAAGACTGATAGATGGTGTAAATAATAAAGATTCTAAAGCTGTAGGTTGCAACCCTTGCGCTGAACAAACTTTGGAAGATAAAGAGCTTTGCTGTCTAGTAGAAACATTTCCACATAATCACGAAAATCTTGAGGATTATAAGAGAACTTTAAAATTTGCTTATCTGTATGGAAAATCAGTTACCTTACTTAAAACACATAATAAGGACACTAATAGAGTGCTTCTTAAAAACAGAAGAATCGGATTATCTCAAACAGGTATTGCGCAGTTTTTGGAAAATAACACCTTAGAAACCTACAGACAGTGGTGTGATGAGGGTTATAAAACTGTTCAAAAATATGATGAAATCTATTCTAACTGGTTATGTATTCCTAAGTCTATTAAGACTACAAGTATTAAACCTAGTGGCACTATTAGTTTATTAGCAGGAGCAACTCCAGGCATGCATTACCCAGAGAACAATTACTATATTCGTAGAATAAGAATTGGAGTAAACTCTCCTCTTTTAAAAGCTTGTGAAAATGCAGGTTACCCTATTGAAGTAGATGTTTATGACCCTAGTTCTATGGTAGTTGAAATTCCTGTAAGTATTGCCTCTAAAACTATTGAGCAAGTTAGTATTTGGGAACAAGTAGCTTTAGCTGCATTTATTCAAAAATGGTGGGCAGATAATCAGGTAAGCTGTACTGTAACATTTAGACCAGAAGAAGCTAAAGAAATTCCTGCTATTTTAGATTACTACAAGTACGACTTAAAAGCAATTTCATTCTTGCCTAAAACAGAAGCAGGCGCTTACAAGCAAATGCCTTATGAGGCTATTACTGAGGAGGAATACAACAAACGTAATTCAAGCATTAAGCCTTTTAATGTAGGAACAGTTAATCAAGACAGCAAGCCAGAGTTATTTTGCGATACAGATAAATGTACGGTTCTATGATTTTAAAAAAATGGACTTGCGTAATTAAAAATTATCCTACTGAAATTAAGGTAAGCGAGCAAAGAAGGGCCCAATACTGGTATTCAAGTGATGATGTTCCTAAAAAATACAAAGATACTACTAAATATAGTTACAGCCCAGAAGGAATTCTTTTGGATAGCCTAGGAGAAAGAGTTGTTAAAAATTCTAAAACTGCAGGCAAACCAAGAATGATGTCTATTAATGCTCAAAAGATTTATGTAGGTATTCATCATTCTGTTAGGAGTAAAATAGTAAAAGAACTTCACACTTTGTTTCACAATGCATTTGAAAAACAACTGCCTGCTAAGATAGATACAACAGGTAAAAAGATTATGATAGGCCTAAGATTTTACGATATCTATACTAGTAAGCTTCCTGATTTAGATAACTTGGCTAACTTATTTGTGAAATGTGGCATTGATTGTTTAACTACTGCTGACAATCCTAATCAAGTAAAGCAAGGTTCTTATACTCATAAACTAGGAATTATTCCTGACGATAAGTTAAAGTTTATTCCTCATATTATGTATGAGTTTACTAACATTAATGACGAAAAAGACAGAAAATTAGAATTTAGTCTTTACGAAGTAACTGAAGATTTTAGTATTGAGAAGGCTTGTCAACATTTTATTGATTTAAATTTACAAACTTATGAATCTAATAATCGTAGCATTCCTGATAACAGGGATAATATGGGTTTTAATTAACTTTTACAATGACAACGATAGTAATTTTAAATGAAGAAACCTAACAAATACAAGAGTACAGCAATTATAGATGCGGACTTCATTCTTTATATAGCTTGTAATCCAAACAAAGTTATAGAGAATGGAGTCCCTAAAAAAACAGATGGTAAATTTGTTTATGAGGACAAAACTTTAGAACAAGCTATTAATACATTTGAATCTTACATGAATGATTTACTTCACTTATGCCGGGTAGATAGTTATATTTTATGTCTAACAGGTAAAAAGAACTTTAGGTATGAGGTCGATCCTAGCTATAAATCTAATAGAGTAGGGCTAGAAAAACCTAAATGGTTTAAAGAAGTAAGGCAGCACATGATAGACTCTTGGGAAGCTATTCAAGTAGATGGTATTGAAGCAGATGATATGGTAATCATAATACGCAATTCTTTGGAGAACAGTTTTATTGTAGCTGTTGATAAAGATTTGTTGAATTGTGTACCAGGTACTCATTTTGATGCTAGAAAAGGACAAGGTCATTTTGTTACAGTTACTGAGGCACAGGCTAATTTTGCCTTTGTTAAGTCTATTTTAACAGGTGACGCAGTTGATGGTATTCCTAATGTAAAGAAAGGCTATGGCCCAAAAACAGCAGAAAAAGAATTGCTGGCTTCTACTGATACTACTTTAGAAGAAACTGCTCTTAAAATCTTTATAAGAGAGTTAGGAGAAGAAGAAGGTAAAGATAGATTTGAAAAGCAAAAAAGATTGTTAAAAATGCTTGAGACCTTGGAAGATCTTCCTGAAGGTGTTACCTTTGAAATTCCTGAACCTACATGCTACGATTGCGTAGAGGTTGAGTTTTCAGATGAGCAGTACAGGCTTGAGCTACAAAATTACTAATTTATGATTTACACAATTGGATGCGAGGTAGGTAATGAATCTACAATAGAGGATTGCCTGTCCTATTTTAAAGACAAAACTCAAATCCAAGTTGACACAGAAACTACAGGAGTTGATCCACATTCTAGCAAGATTATATCATTACAGCTAGGCGATAAACACAATCAATGGTTTATTGACTGCAGAAAAGTAGATATCCTTATCTTTAAGGAACTTATTGAGTCTAAACTTTGTATTCTACAGAATGCAAAGTTTGACTACAAGATGTTTAAGAAAGCAGGTATTATACTTGACAAGATTTATGATACAATGCTTGCAGAATGTGTATTATTCTGTGGTTATTCTTCTTGGGGCTATGGGTTAGATTCCCTGGTTAATAGATACTTACAAGTGGATCTTAGTAAAACAGAACGAGCCTCATTTTTAAATGTAGGCGCTAAGGAATTTACTTTAGCACAGGTTAATTATGGCGCTCTTGACGTTACATATCTTGAGGACATAAAAGAAAAACAAGATTTGTTAGCTCAGCAATATGACTTAGCTTACTGCATTAATTTAGAATGTGAGGCAGTTAAGGCTTTTGGTGACATTGAGTACAATGGTTTGTTGCTTGATAGAGAATCCTGGTTAAAGATTTCAGACACTAAATCAAAAGAACAGGAGGAAATTCAAGAAAACTTAGACAATATTGTAATGCAAGAGGCTAAACTTAAAAAGTATAATCCTGGAATTACTCAAGGAAATCTTTTTGGGTTTAAGGAAAGAGCTTTGGAGATTAACTACGGCTCACCTTTACAGATTAAAAACATTGCTAAAGAGTTAGGATTTCCTGTTGAGTCTACAGATGATAGAGAGCTTACAAGATTAGCGCCTAAACACGCATTCTTTGGCACCTTACAAAAGTACAGAGAGGTTAGTAAGATTTTATCTACCTATGGTGAAAGCTTTCTGGAGTACATTAACTT